AGAAGCTCTTAATGCTTCAGCAGTAGATAATGCATTATTTGTAATTTCTTTTAATTTATCTGCAACCTGAGTTCCTGATCGTCCGACTTCTGCTGCTAGTAAGTTAAAGCCTTTTGTTAAAGTTTCTACTTGAGCAGCTTGTCTTAAAGCATTAAAAGCTGCAGAGAGCGCGAATACGTTTGCAGCTAGAGTAGCATATGCGGCAACGAGTCCTGTGGACCCTCCCATGCCTTGATTCATTTTAGCAAAGTTTTTAGTTGCGTTGGAAGACATTCCTGCAGCACCGTGTAGACCTCTTCTTACAGAATTTGAATTCTTGTTAAGTCTATTCATGCTACCAGAAGTTTTATCTACTTCTGTACCAGTCTTTTTAACTTCTTTTCCTAATTTTGCTGTATCTTTCGCAACAATAGATATATTCTTACCTTTTGCTACTACTTCAAATGTTGCTATTGTTTTTGCCACGTCTCTTTATTCTATCATACTCTGCTTTCAGTTTTTTCTGAGAAGCCTCTATGTCTCTAGCTTCCATGAAAGTACATATTTCAAATGTCAGCTCTTTATTTAATCCCCATTGATCTAATAAAAATTTAAAGTTTGTGTAGTCTTTACCTATAAATCCTACATCTGGATATATTCGGCTTCCTAAACTATGATATACATTTATGCCGTCTATTACCCAATTAGGAAAGTCTTCCCATGCTGGAGGACATCTTTCCCAGTCTGGTTCCTGATTCATTTGATCCATCATGTCCAAGTATTGATCCTTGGTCATTCCGACATCTTTATTGTCCAGGAACAGCTTTAGTTGTTGGAATATCTTTTCCTTCGCTTCCACTACGAAAATTTTCTAGGTCAAAGACTACCTCGTTGAGCCAGTTATCAAATTCTGATGAATTTTCAACAAGAACCATTGCATTCTCATTTGAATAATCCATTTCTTTATTAACATCTTGACCTTTTAAATCAACTAACATTAAGTCTTCAAGAAACTTTAATTTAAGTCCTTTCCAACCTTTTACTGTTGCTGATGTAAATTCTTTTACAAATTTACTTTCATCTAAGTCTTCTTCAAACATTCTAGTTTTTCTATTGAACTTATTTGTAGTACATCTTTTTCTAAGATTTACTAGTTCTTTTCTGGAAAGATTAGCAAGTTCTACACTAAAACCTTCCATGCCTGGAAAATCAACCCAAGCAGTTTTACTATCTACTAATAATGATTTTAATTCCATTTTTTCTCCTTATATTGAATTGTATGTAATTACAGACCCTAAATTAGCAGGGCTGTCTTTTAATCTAAAATCAAAAGTTTGAGTTAATACTTCACCGACACTCATTCTTTTTGTAAAAATGCAACCAGTTAGGTTTGCATCAAAGTGAGTTGAGCTATCAACTAAAGTTTTCAGTCTAAAGTCTTCGTCTGTGCTAAAAGACTGAAAGTCACTTGCGTTTGTGTCTGATAAGTATTGTACGATGTTTCCAGAAACTACTCTATTACTTAAAGTATGTTTATCTGGGTACATTGCATTACTCGCACCTGTTACTGAAAGGCTATCCTGTAAATTTTCGTAAGGAGTCCAAGATGTGTTATTTTGAACACTCAAAGTTGCAGAAACCAAATTGCTAATGTTTACTGTAGCTTTTTCTACATCTAAAAGCGGAACTACTGTAGTTCTTGTGGCAGACTGGGAACCAGCACTACCAGGAATGGTAAAACTTTCGTCACCTACTCTCGTTAGTTTTTTACCTTGTCCACTCACGTTTAACAATGTTGGAGTACTCCTACTAAAATCAAAGTTTCCTTCAGTAATAATACAACCTTCTATTTTAAAAGTTGAATTATTTGTTTGTATATACAAGTCAAATTCTTTTAGAATATCACTTGTAGTGGTTAACAAAAGATCTAGCACGATACTTTCATGTTTTTCTCTAGTGAGATGAACTGCAAAACTAAAGTTCGCAGGATTTGCTTTCGTTATACTAGAACCTTGAAACATTTTTGTCTGATCGTGCAAAGTCTTTACTTGAAACGCATCTTCCGCAAATGTTTGGTCAAACGAAAGGTTGGGAGTTACATACAATCTGTAGTAACTCCCGTTGTATACAACGTATACTTTACTTTCTCTAAGAAAGTTAAAACTCATTATACTGAGTAATCAGCTCCGTAGTTTGTACTATCGTTATGTGACTTACTTCCTACGTACTTCACTGTAGCTTCATCAGTGTTTGTAATAGCTGTACCTAAAGCAGCAAACTCAACACTAACTGAAATTAGGTCAGCAACTTCAATTGTTGGAATTGCTAAATGGGCTTGTGGAATATCAAACTCCGCATATGGAGCAGATGCGCCACCCATAAATAAACTCATATTGAAAGAGTTTGTAACAAGATCGGTTGATGCTTGTAAATCTTGCAATAATTGGTTTGAAGCTGTTGATCCTGTTTCAAGATACATATTTAATGTTCCTGAAATTTGTCTTGATCCTGTAAATGAACCAATAGACTTATCAACAATACCCAATGTTTCTGGAGTTAGATAAGTAATATTATTTGTGAAAGTAATACTACCCCCAGTAATTTTAACACCTGAATATGTTTTTGCGTCAAGACCACCTTGTGCTGCTCCTCCACCTTGTGCTGAGTCAACAACTAAACTCAAGGTTGAAAGCTTGTTCTTAATGTAGTCTGCATCATCAACACCAGTTACATCAACATAGTTCATAGCTTCTGCATAGTCTTCTGAAGCATTTGCAGAGTATGCTCTTGCTGAGTCACTTGAATTTGAACTATAAACAGTATTTGGGTCTTCTATTGGATCAGAAATCTGGTCAATAGTTGTACAGTTTCCTGACCAAGTAATTGTACCAATACCATCAATTGAGAAATCAACTTCTGCTTGGTTTACTTGACATTCATTTAGTCTGTATGTTGTGTTTTCTAGAACAAAGTAAAGTTGAAACTTCATTAGTTCGTGTACTTCAGATTCTGCAAAGTCTACTAAAAAGTTAGAGCTACTTGTAGTTACAGCTGCGCCGCTTCCACTATTAATACCTTCTAATTCAGTACCTGCTAAACCAGACCATAAAAAGTTTTCAACAGAATCATGGTCATTTTCTGTACCCCAGCTATTTGCGCTATGCTTATATGGTCTTACATAAGTTTGGAAAGACCACTCACCTGCGTCTAGAGAGTCATTAAATCTTTTTGATCCTCTATTTGGTGTAGCACCCGCTTCGTTAATTGTTACGTCTGTTGTAGTGTTAGCTTGTGAGAATGAGTAACCATCTAATACACCAACTCGGAAAGTATTAGCATCTGTACCGTTTCCTTTAAATAGTCCTAAAGCTGTTCTTGAACCATCAACAGTTGTTGTTCCGCCAATGGAACCAACTGTAATAGTTACATCACCAACTAAAGTACTACTATCAATACTGGTATTTCCAGCTGCAGCACAAGTAATTACGTCACTTGCAGCATGCCCGCTTCCTCTACCATTATTTGGTACAAAAACATGAGTTACAACACCACTACTAACAGCAGCTACTCTGAATCTTGCGCCTGTTCCAGACCCATCAGTTCCAGATTGTACTAAAACATCGCCTACTTTATAGCCACTTGTACCACCACTTGTTACAGATGCGGTTTTAATTCCAGATCCGCTAGCATGTACCCCATTTACTTTACTAAGGTAGACCCGCGTTTCTCTTGATAAATTAAGTGCCATTATTTTTCTCCTATTATCTTCGGAAAGGGACCAGCAAGATGTTTATCTGCCATGCCGTTTCCTAATATCGTACTTCAACAACCATTTCTCCAATTCCTAAAGGTTTTATTACTCCTTCATCAGTAGTTAAACTAATAACTGTCATAGAAGTAGTGTTAAGACTTGGATTAACAGTGTCATCATACACCAATGCATCATTATCATCAATTATTTTTTCAATATCTTCAAACAATAATGCGAGTTCTTCTTGGGGATCCTCTTCGTTTTTAACGTATCCCCTAATTGTAACCGTTAAAAATCTCCATTTAAATTCTGCAGGTTGATACTCACGAGTTTCATCTCCTGCTACAACACAAACTTTTGGATAAGATTCTATCTCGTCCAGAAAGATCATGTTTCCCTTTACATTCTCAAAAACATTTGATATGTAAGGGTGACTTCCATCAATTTGTTTTAGTTTTTCAACTAAAGCATCTACTATCTTTTTTCTTTTTGTTCTATATACTGCCATTATGCTTTCCTTAGGGTAAACTTATTCCCCAAGGCTTTTTGCGCAAGTTCTCTAATACTTTTTGTAATTAGAGGTCTTGGGTTATATCCACTTGGCCATCTATCGCTATTTTCAAAAGTGGCATATGGATTTTCCATATAAGAATACTCTCCTATAACTGTTTTTGGACCTTGTATTAGATTATCTAGTTTTACACTATTTGCAAATCTTCCTGATTGATAT